TTGTTAATTAGCCCAGTAACAGATGGACGAGGGTTTTATGTTGGTTCAGGAATAAGCACAAATGTTGGTTATTTATTTAAAAATGGAGTTCAACAGCAAATAAAAAACCCACTTACAAGTGTTTCAATGCAGGGTTTTAATTATTACATTGGAGGATTTAACGAACAAAATTCAATTATATACTATTCAGATAAACAAGTGGCTTTTTCGTCTATTGGTAATGGGTTGACTACAACTGAAATGGCTAACTTTTACACAGCAGTACAAGCATTTCAAACTACTTTAGGCCGCTCAATAGGAACGCAAACAGTAAGTGATGCAGATGCTCAGGCTTTTGTAACGGCTGCTAATATACAAGACCAAGTAGAAGCTAATGCAATCAACAACCTTGTAATAGGAATGAAAGCAGATGGCTTGTGGACTAAGATGAAAGCGGTTTATCCGTTTGTTGGAGGAAGCAGTACAAGTAATTCTTACAATCTACGTAATACTGCACAATATCAATTGTCATTTAGTGGTGGCGCAACACATAATTCCAACGGTTACACAGGTGGTGTTAATGGATATGCAAATACGGGATTAAATCCAAATACAGCATTTAGCACAAATGATTCAATGCATTTATCATTGTATTCAAGAACAAATAATGATTTAGGAGGTTTGGATTTTGGAGGTTTAAATGCGTCAGCTGTAACTGGTTTATATGCAAGATTTTCAAATAATGCTTATGCTTATATTAATGGAGGCTCAGGAGTATTAACTGGAAACACAAATTCAACTGGTTTTTATGTTGGAACAAGGACGGCTTCAAATGTTTTAAAATTATTTAAAAGTGGAACACAATTAGGAAGCACATATACAGGAGCAAATGGAGCAAGACTTGATTTAAATGCTTTTTTAGGCGCTGTAAATGTTAGTGGTTCACCTACATACTACACACAAAGAAATTACGCTTTTGCCTCAATAGGTGACGGCTTAAGTGATACCGATGCAACCAACCTAAACACTCGCGTAACCACATTCCAAACAGCATTAAATAGAAATATATGAAACTAACAGATTTAACAACAGAACAAAAATTAACCTATGTCGGACTATTGACAGAGGTACAAAAAGACGAATTAGTAGGACAATGGTATGCACCCGATTCTTATTTCAATCCTATTCAAGACCTAAATAATAACTGGGTAATATCAGTAGAGGAAATGGAGCAATGTGTTAATCCTGATTATCTTTGGGTTAAAGACTTAGATTTGATACCATACGAACCTAAACCAACCCCACCACCTTTTGAAAATTAATAAGATATGAGCGTACCAGCAGGAACAAGATTTATAGGAATTTTACCAGGTGTAGACATGGTAGAAAGGAAGTCCACACAGGCTAACAGTCCGACTGAAGTTTATACAATTGAGGATATAACTCCACCTACAACAAATTTCGGTTTGTTCGCTCAAACGGCCAATAGCACAATAATAACTAATACTAATGTAGAGACATCGTTAATAAATGGTGGAGTAGGTAGTTTGTTTGTTCCAGCGAATGGTTTTCAGGTAGGTGATAGCTTTAGGGCTGTTATAGCTGGTGTTATTAATGTTGGTAACAATCAGACAATTAGAATAAAGGTTAAGGATGGTAACACTATATTAGCCGACAGTGGAGCTAAAACGATATCGAATATTGCTAATGATGTATTCTCTTTGAATATTGATTTTACGATAAGGGCATTAGGAGGCCCAAATGTAGCTTCTATTGTAACATTAGGCACATTTCATTTCACCAAGACATCGAATGGTGCTACAGAGGGGTTTGCATTTAACCAAGTTAATAGCACGACATTCGATACAACTGTTGGCAATACTTTAGATATAACTGTTCAGTGGGGAGCTGCATCTACATCTAATTCAATTTATTCAGATATCTTTGTATTAAATAAAACATATTAAAAATGAGCATACCAGTAGGAACAAAATTCATAGGGATATCTCCAAATGTAAATATGACAGAGAGAAAGTCAACTCAGGCTAACAGTCCATCAGAGGTTTACACTATTGAGGAGATTTCAGAACTAGCAAAAATACCAGTTGTACAATCAGTTGTGTCAGCTGCAACGGTTACGCCAGTTGCAACTAATGACATTGTAGTAATAACAGCACAAGCGGCAGGTCTGACATTAGCTAATCCAACAGGTGTGTGGGTACAAGGTCAGGCGTTGATGATAAGAATAAAGGACAACGGATCGGCTAGGACTATTGCTTATGACACAAAGTATAGAGCGATAGGTGTAACATTACCGACCACTACAACGGCTAGTAAGACGACATATCTGGGTGTTATATATAACGCTACTGACGACAAGTTTGACATAATGGGAGTAACTACTGAGGCATGAGTTATTATAACTTGATATCATTGATGCCAAAGACTGCACCTATTGATCCAGATGCTCAGGCTTTTATTACGGCAGCAGGTATAACAGACCCTACTCAACAAGCGGCTATTAATACTTTGGTAATTGACTTGAAAGGGTATTCTATTTGGACTAAAATGAAGGCTTTGTATCCATTTGTTGGTGGTACTGCGAGTAGTCATAAATTTAATCTTAAAGACCCACGAGATACTGATGCAGCATTTAGGTTGGTGTTTAATGGAGGTGTAACTCATAATTCAAATGGTGTAACAGGAAATGGAACTAATGGATATGCAAATACATTTTTAAATGAGCAATCTATACTTTCATTAAATAGTAAAAATATATCATTATATGTACGAAATAATGTTACAACAACTAATGTTACTCAAATGGGTGTTTCTATTGCTGCTTTTTCAAGATTTATATTAAATTTTAATGATTCATTAAATTACTCCACATTAGGAGGAGGACAAGTTGTCCATTCATTAAATTACCCAGTCAAAGGTTTTGTTTGTATGTCAAGGACAAATTCATCAAATTTTAAGTATTATCAAAATAATGATGCACCTGTAACAAAAACATCATCATCAGCAACAAATAATGGGAATTTTTTTATTTTAGCTTTAAATAATGGTTCTCCAAGTCAATATTGTCCTGATAATTTAGCTTTTGCTTCAATAGGTGATGGCTTAACTGATACAGAAGCAGCTAACTTTTATACAGCGGTACAAGCATTTCAAACAACTTTAGGACGTCAAGTATGAAACTAACAGATTTAACAAAAGAAAAATGAAATATTTTATACCTTTTTTATTTGTATTGTTAGCCTGCACACCTCAAAGAAGATTTGATAGGTTAGTTAAAAAGTATCCATATCTTTTAACTAATGATAGTCTTGTTATTAGAGATACGATAAGAGATACAATACGAATTACAATACCTGAAGTTGAAGTCGATACAATTGTAAGTATTAAAGAGCTTTACGATACAGTTACTATAGAGAAAGATCGTATAAAAATACAAGTATATCGAGTAAAAGACAAGGTGTATATTAGTGGAAAATGTGATACTGTATACATTGAAAAGCCTATAGAACGGATAGTCTACAGGAAGATACCTATAAAGTATTACGAGAATACTCCCTGGTATAAGATATTGCTGCATAATGTTCTAGGAATTTTATTAATTTTGTTGATATTATATATTACATACAGAATTATTAAAAATTACCTATTGTGAAAACAAAATTACTTCTACTAGCAACATCATTTTTAGCAGTATTATCCCCAGTGAAACCAATGATATATGTTGCTTTGCTTGCAATAATTCTAGACACTTCATTTGGCATTTGGAGAAGCGTTAAAAAGGGCGGCTGGAAGGATATTAAGAGCAGAAGATTATCACACGTTATAAGCAAGTCATTACTATATTGTGGATCAATATTATTTATATTTTTGGTTGAGAAGTATATTGCCTCTGATTTATTAGCACACTTTATAGCAGTTGATCTTGTTATGACAAAGATTGTGGCATTCTTTTGTGTTGCTGTAGAGATTAAGTCAATTAATGAAAGCTATGAGTCGGTGACAGGAAAGAACTTACTTAAATCATTACGTGAATTCGTAACAAGAGCAAAAGAAGAAGCAGATAAATTAACATGAAGTTAGATACAACAAAAATAGTTCAGAGCAGATTGAAATCTACTCAATACTTTCAGGAGGAGACTCCTAAGAATCAGATTTACTTGCACCATACTGCTGGTAATGGCAATGCTGTTGGTGTAGCTAAGTATTGGGATAGTACGAAAGATAGAATAGCTACAGCTTTTGTTATTGGAAACAGTGGTACAATTGTTCAGTGTTTTTCATCTAGAGAATGGGCGTATCATTTAGGTCTAAAGAACGCTCCATTTTCAAATATGGGATTACCATATAAGGCACTTGATAAAAATTCAGTTGGTATTGAGGTATGTAATTGGGGGATGTTAAAAGAGAAGGGCGGTAGATTTTACAACTATGTAGGTGGATTGGTTGATCCAAGTGAAGTTACAGAGTTGGATAAGCCGTTTAAGGGATATAAGTTTTGGCATAAGTACACTGACAAGCAGATTGAGAGCTTACGTCAATTAGTTGTATATTTGTGTGAGACTTACAATATACCTAGAGAATATAACGAGGACATTTGGGATTTATCAAAGAGAGCTATGAAGGGTGAAGATGGTATATTTACTCATAACTCAGTAAGAAAAGATAAGTCTGACATGTATCCATGTCCACGAGTAATTGAGATGTTAAAGAGTTTGTGATGAAAAAGCAAAAGGACATATCATCATTTATAGCAAAGCCAAAGGTAAAACGACCTGGTGTTCATGCTAAGACAAAGACTAGCAAGACAAAGACGAGTAAGAATTATAAAAAACAATATAAATCGCAAGGCAGATGAAAGTAAATAATTATCCAGTTAAGACACCTGTGGCAGGTGATAGACTATTTGGAAGTGATGCTAATGGAGATCAAGTTCAATTTGATTTGTTAGCTGTAAGTAATAATGGCTTTACTTATGAAATAGGTCAATATGTATCTTCGGAGGGTGGAGTTGTTTTTCATAGATATATTGATAATGGTGTTCAATATTATTTAGTTGTTGACACAACTGATTTAAGTACAAGTTCAGCATGGAGTAATATAACTGGAACATTGATAGGCGCAACAGCTCAAAGCACTTGGGATGGTTTAAGTAATTCAAATGCAATAGTAGGTCAATCTGGATTTACAGCTGGTGCAGCTAAATTATGTTTAGATTCAACAAATAATAGTAAGTCAGATTGGTATTTACCTGCTATTGACGAATTAAGTTTGCTTTGGCAAAATAGATTTAATGTAAATAAAACGCTTTCTGGAAATTCTGCGTTTGGGTCAATAAGTGGTGCTACTCAAATTTTTTATAATTCTTATTGGAGTAGTACGGAGAGCGACTCCAGTTACGCGTGGTTCTTCTACTTCGACGATGGGTCTGCCTACGACTTCGATAAGGACTCCACGTACTATGTGCGTGCTGTAAGAACATTTAGCATATAATTGCTATATTTGCATTATAAAATTTAATAAAATGAAAAAATTAGAACAAGACGAACTTTCTAAATTGACAGAACTTAATCGCAACTTTAGAGATTTAAAGTTTGAAGTAGCTGACATAGAGCTTTCATTCGAAAGACTTAAAAGCAAAAAGAAATCGACTTTAGCAAATTTAGATATTGCTGCACATGACTTGGCTAAATATCAAGAAGAGATAATTGCTAAATATGGCGATATAACTATCAACCTACAGACTGGTGAATATCATTAGAAAAATATCGATTGGTCCTGACTATATGAAGTCAATGAATTACACTGTTGGACAGGAAGTTCTTGATAAAAGTTATTCTATCTATCAGATAATAAGAAATGAAGATGGGATTAAACTTTACATCATTAAGGAAGGTGAGATAGTTTTATGGAAAGAGTTCTCAAATACTGTTCCTGTATCAATTGAGTATAATATAAATTTTTAATGAAAGCACCATACTGTTTTATCATCAAAGCTGTTGATGGTAGGAGGTATGACAACATAAGAACTTACGGAGACAAAGAGTTCATTATAAGCACCTCCCAAGAAGATCACACAGTTTCAAATAGATTTGCTGAGGTAATATCTGTTCCAATTTATTATGATGGAACTATTACTGCTGGTGACATTGTGGTTGTACACCATAATGTTTTTAAGTTTTACTATGACATGAGGGGTAGACAAAAAAGTAGTTGGCATCATTTAAAGGATGATTTATTTATTGTTGAGCCTGAGCAAGTGTATCTATATTCCAAAGATAAAAATATTTGGAGTGCACCATATCCATTTGTTTTTATTCGACCTGTGCCATCTGAGGATAAGATATTTAATTCATTAGGTACGTTTGAAGAGTTATGGGGTGAGGTTGTATTTAAGAATGATGATTTAAAAGAAGTAGAAGTTGGCGATGTTGTTTCATTCACTCCAGATAGTGAATATGAGTTTAAAATAAATAATGAAGTTCTTTATAGAATGTATAATCGAAATATATGTCTAAAAAAGTAGAGATATTAGAGGCAGCAAAAGTTGCTATTGATGAGCTGATAAAAGTATTAAAAGAGCCAATTATAACTCGATCTGAGGATGATATATCAGCAGATAAATTAAAGAACGCTGCATCGGCTAAAAGGTTGGCATTTGAGGATGCTTTGAATATGTTAGCTAAGATTGAGGAGGAGGAAAATAAAAGTAGCGATTCACAGATTCCTACGATAAACGTAGGAAATGGTGGATTCGCAGAAGGCAGGGCAAAAAAGAAATAACGCAAAATACTTTTGACAATAAGGCGTATAAATGGAAAATAATCTTTACGTTATACTTGATGATTACATTCCTAAGAATGTATTGACAACTAAGAATAGGCATAAGTCTTGGGAGTATGGCTACAATAAAGATTATGATGTTGTAGTTATATCAAAAGATGGTACAATAGGTCAGATATATGATATCAATAGTGTTAAGATTGCACTTCCTTCAACACCTGAAAAAGTTACCGATTACGGCAACAAATGGGTAGCACAAGAGTATCCATCTGAACTACAGAAAATCAAGACAATATTTGATTGGAACAGAAGAGATAACGCTTTTAAATCTAAGTACGTTGACTTGATTGAAGCAGAATTTGACAAACGAGATAATGGGCATTGGTTTATAAATAACGGTAAGCCAACCTATATGACAGGTACTCATTACATGTACTTACAATGGACAAAAATTGACATAGGTCTACCTGACTTTAGGGAATCAAATAGGATATTCTATATCTATTGGGAGGCATGTAAGTCTGACAATAGGTCTTTTGGTATGGATTACTTAAAGAACAGACGTTCTGGATTCTCGTTCATGTCTAGTTCTGAGATATGTAACACTGGTACAATTGTAAGGGATTCTAGGATTGGTATACTATCAAAAACTGGTAGTGATGCTAAGAAGATGTTTACTGATAAGGTAGTTCCAATTGTAAGGAACTATCCGTTCTTCTTTAAGCCCATTCAAGATGGTATGGATAATCCAAAGACTGAGCTAGCGTTTCGTGTTCCAGCAAGTAAGATTACCCGAAAGAATATGGATCAAGAGGCTCAAGATGAAATTGATGGTCTTGATACTACTATTGACTGGAAGAACACAGCTGACAACAGCTATGATGGTGAAAAACTTCTATTATTAGTCCATGATGAAAGTGGTAAATGGGAGAAGCCTGAAAACATATTAAACAACTGGCGCGTAACAAAGACTTGTTTGAGGTTAGGTAGTAAGATTGTTGGTAAATGTATGATGGGTTCTACATCAAATGCATTGAATAAAGGTGGGGAAAACTTTAAGAAGTTGTATAACGATAGCAACCCTAGAACAAGGTCAGCCAATGGTCAGACTAAGAGTGGACTTTATTCGTTATTCATTCCAATGGAGTGGAATATTGAAGGGTATATAGATGAATTTGGTTGGCCTGTATTTGAAGATCCTGAGAAATCAGTAAAGGGTATTGATGGAGAGATGATATCTCAAGGAGTTATTACTTGGTGGAATAATGAGGTTGCTGCATTGAAAAGTGACTCAGATGCATTGAATGAATTTTACCGACAGTTTCCAAGGACTGAATCACATGCATTTAGGGATGAATCAAAACAGTCAGTATTTAACTTGACAAAGATATACCAACAGATTGACTACAATGATTCGTTGATTAAGGATCACGTTTTAACAAGAGGTTATTTCCATTGGAAGAATGGTAAGTTAGATAGTGAGGTAGTCTGGACACCTGATAAGAATGGTAGATTTTTAGTATCTTGGATTCCAAATCAGCAACTGAGAAATAGAGTTATAACAAGAGGTGGTAAAAAGTATCCTGGTAATGAGCACATGGGTGCTTTTGGGTGTGACCCTTATGACATATCAGGAGTTGTTGGTGGAGGAGGTTCTAATGGTGCGTTACATGGTATGACTAAGTTTCATATGGAGGAAGCACCAACGAATGAGTTCTTTTTAGAATATATAGCAAGACCTCAGACTGCTGAGATATTTTTTGAAGATGTTTTAATGGCTTGTATTTTTTATGGTATGCCATTATTAGCTGAGAACAATAAGGCTAGGTTGTTGTATCATTTTAAGAACAGAGGATATAGGGCTTACTCAATGAATAGACCTGACAAGCATAAGACAAAGCTGTCTAAGACTGAGATAGAGATAGGTGGTATACCTAACTCATCTGAAGACGTAAGGCAGGCACATGCGTCAGCAATTGAGACATATATTGAGGAGTATGTGGGTCTTGATACTGAGGGAACTTATAGAGATCCTGACTGTATGGGATCTATGTATTTTACAAAGACTTTAGAAGATTGGGCTAGATTTGATCCAAATAATAGAACAAAACATGATGCTTCTATTAGCTCAGGTCTAGCTATAATGGCTACACGTAAGCATTTATTTGAAACAGAGAAAAAAGAATCGAAAATAAGTATTAAATTTGTAAAATACGACAATCGTGGAATTAGAAGCGAAATACTAAAATAATGGAGAAATTATCAGTTGTAATTTATCAATCACCATTTCCAAATCAAATGGCTAGTGACGAGGAGAAGTCAACTACCGAGTATGGATTAAAGGTAGCCAAGTCTATTGAGGGTGAGTGGTTTAAACGTAAAGCAAATACATGTCGGTTCTATGATCAATGGGGTGAATTCCATCGTTTAAGATTATACGCAAGAGGTGAACAACCTGTACAAAAATATAAGGATGAGTTATCAGTAAATGGAGATATGTCTATGTTAAATTTAGACTGGACTCCAATTCCTATTATACCTAAGTTTGTTGATATTGTTGTCAACGGAATGAATGATAGGCTTTTTACAATTAAAGCTGAATCTCAAGATGTTATGTCTGCTGAAAAGAAAAACATATTTCAAGATATGATTGAGGCTGACATGATAGCTAAAGATTTCTTACAGATGACAAAAGATCAATTTGGTATTGATGCCTTTAATGTTAATCCTGATGAGTTGCCTGAGAATGATGAAGAGCTTTCATTATATATGCAGTTAAAATATAAACCTTCTATAGAGATTGCTGAGGAGGTTGCTATTGACACTATTCTTAAAATGAATGAATACTCAAAAATAAAGAAGTTAATCGATTATGATTTAACTGTTTTGGGTAAGGCTGTTGCAAGACATACATTTTTAGTTAACGATGGATTAAAAGTTGATTATGTAGATCCTGCAAACTTCATTCATAGCTACACTGAATTGAATGACTTTTCAGATTGCTATTACTTTGGTGAGGTTAAGCAAGTTCATTATACTGAACTTTTAAAAATTAATCCAAACTTAACTGACGATCAATTAAAAGAAATACGTAATGCTTCATCTGCTTGGTATGACTACTTTCCTATTATTAGAAACTATCAAGATGATGCATTCTTAAATGAGGTTGTAACATTACTTTATTTAAACTATAAAACCACTAAAAGATTTGTTTGGAAGAAGAAAATTCTTGAGAATGGTGGTGAGCGAGTTATCAGAAAGAATGATACATTCAATCCTCCTGTTGAGGAAGGAATGATGTTTGAAAAAGTTGAGACAGTTCGTGATGTATGGTATGAAGGTATATTGGTAGGTGGGTCTAATATTATGTTGAAGTGGGACATGATGAAGAACATGGTTAGACCTAAGTCAGCTACACAAAGAGCACTTCCTAACTATGTAATGTTTGCGCCTAGAATGTATAAAGGAAATACTGAGTCATTAGTAAGACGCATGATTCCTTTTGCTGATCAGATACAATTGACTCACTTAAAG